CCGGGTCGGAAACCCGGGCCTCCCCTGACCGTTCGGTTTGGACCTACTTGATCTTGCCCTCCTTCACCAGGGCCTCGTACTTGGCCAGCTTCTCGCGCCGCTCCTTGTTCTTGAGCTGCGCCCGGCCCCGCTGCTTCACGCGCCCCTCGAACACCTCGACGATCTTCGCTTCGCCATGCTGCTTCACGAGGTCTGCCAACGTCGCCATGGTACTTCTCCTTGCCAGCTTTGCTGGCGTCTGACATTCAGCGACTCGAATGAGGTCGCTGTCCTACCCAGGGAGCAATGCCTCCCCGGGCCACTGCTTGACCTCCGGCGGCTGCAGCTTCCAGTCCACCGGCTGGTCGCTCAACTCCTCCGCCGTTGCCTTCAAGCTGTCGAGAAGCCTCGCGACCGCCTTCTGCTCGGACCCGGTGCCAACCTCCGCTACCTGCATCAACACCTTCACCGCGGCCCTCGCTTCGCTCGCCTCAACCACCGCCTTCAGCCTCCTCACCAGCTCGTTTCTCTTCACGCTTGCCTCCTTGATACTGTTAATATGGTCCCTTTCCCGGAGTTCTGCAACGACAAAGTGCCTGGCCTCTCAGTTTTGGTTCGGCGCTCCTGCGCTTGGTGGGAGCGGATTCAGTCCACTGCCAAACATGGCCGAGAATGACTCCCTGTCCTTGGGTGACATCTGCAATTCCCACACGATGCACGCCGCTGCCATGTTGACGAGGAACATCGCCCTCGCGTCCAGGCTCATTTTCTGCTGAGCCTTCAACGCAGCCTCCGTGAAGTCTGCCAGTCGGACCGTCGCGAGTCGGTCCCTCTCCTTGACGATCACCACGACGAGCCTGCCGAGGTTTCGGAACACCGCGTCCAGGTCCACCGACCCGGCGGAGAGTTGCACCTCCCCGGTGTTGATGATCGTTCGCAGCCTGGCCAGGTCCTCCTTCCTCTCCGCGAACATCGTCTCCGCGTCTGCGTCGAGATACTCCAGGTACTCCTTGACCGTGTCTACGACAAGTCGCAGGTCACTCTTCTTCTCTGCCATCGCTCCTCCACGCTCCCGTCGTGTTGACGATCTCCCTCAGCACAGCTCGGCACATTCTCCGAGCTAGCTGGGTTGAGGCCCTCAGCATATACCGCTTGCCTCGATCATCCAGCCAGACCACTTCAACCTGGTCCCGATCCACATCCTGGTAGTTGACTTTGACGATCTCCATCTCCACTGCGTTCAGCGTCGTCACGCTATGCGGTGTGTCGAACGCAATGAACTCCGTCCTCGGCAGGACAATGCCCCTGAGGCGCTTCGGTACCCCGCCCATCACGGCACCAAGGGGAACCGCAACGCGTGGTCCCTCCTTCGGCTGGGCCACTTCGTGTACCGTATCCGCTTGGTCTCGACTGCCTGCTTGGCAGCCTTGCTCCGCTTCTCCCACCGGAGAGTCTGCTCAAACTCCTCCTTCTCCTCCACCGGGATCAGACCGAGTGTCTTCAGTTGCTGGTACCTCGCGGCTGTCATCACTCGCTTTCCTCCTCTCCGCTTGGTCTGAGCATCGTCCCCAACCGATTCTTCGCCAGGCTACTCGCCTTTGCCCCTCCCCTCTGCCACTTGGCCCTTTGCTGCCTCGCTACCTGCGCAGCCCGTTGCTTGTTTCTCTGCATCCACGCCTTGCGCCACTCCTCGACAAGCTCCTCCGTCGGCTTGCCCTCGACGATGACTAGCTTCAGCCTTGCTTTGATCTGCTTGCGGCTCACGGTCAATCCTTTCTCGGATCGTGGTCGATCACTGCCACCACGAACTTGACCTCCGTCAGCCCTGCCTTGGCCTCGATCGCTCGCTTGCCGAGTCCTGCGTACGCCTCACTCCGGTACGGTCCATAGCACACCGGTGCCGTCTCCCCCAGGCAGTACTTGACATACCACCCGCTTGGCCCCTGGCCAATACCCCACAGTCGCTTGCTCATGCTCCTCGTCTCCTACTGCATCATCTCGTTGACTAACGTCTTCTCCTCTTCTGTCATGCACGCGAACGCTCTGATCGTGAGCATCGACATGATCGCAGCATACAGCACGCGATCACGCTTCACCGCCTTGAACATCGCCTTCTCAAACACCAACGTCTTGTCGATGTTCTCGCAGTAGCTACAAGGCCTCGACTGATGCCTCGCAGCATCGACTTTTGACACGAGACTTGCGAATGCTTGTCTGATCTGATCTTCAGTCATCGTTTCTCACCTCCTCTCGCCTCACAGATAGTATGAAGCATTCGCTTCGTTTCCGCCACAACGGGGATTAGGGGCCCAAACTTCGGGCCCCTCTCCCTCACCCGTTTCGCAACTGCCTCGCGATCTCCGCTGCCTCGCGGACCACCTTGACCTCCTCCGCGGTGATCAACATCTGCCCTCTCCCCGTCCCCAGCCCCCAGCAGTGCTCCTTGAAGCACGCCTCACAAACGTACCCCCACGGCCCTCGCTTGGTCGCCGCATCATAATGCGCCTCTGCCTTGCACCCGATTCCCCCCGGGTCCTGACAGCTCGGCAACTTCGCCACGATCACCAGATAGCCCACGTTTTGACCTCCTCTAGCTCGGTGACCAGAATCTGGCTGTCCGCTTCAGCAGCACGCCTCGCTTGAGGCAAGAACTGCACCATCCGAACTGCTCGTCCTTTGGTCTGTCAGTCCTGCCCCAAAGGTCGCTCGTCAAGACCCACGTGATCATGCCTTTGCATCTCCGACAGACCCGGCTGCGTTTCACTAGGCTCACTCCTCTCTGGGCCCCTGCCTGGTGCCCCAGGGACTTGCCCAAAACTCGGCGTTCTGCTCCTCGCCCTAGCAAATCGCACCTCGTGAGAGTCTAGCTTAGTCACTCCGCTAGACTCTCGCCGCATCGCACTACGCCGCCTTCTTGGCCATGTAGTCGTCATACGCCTTGGCCTTCTCGCGCTGCTCCTTGGCCTTCGTGCGCTGCCTCACCCGCGACTTGATGTAGGCCTCGACCATCGCCACCACCGCCGCCTCGCCATGCTGCTTGATCAACTCCGCCAGCTTGCTGTTCATCGCACACCTCCTGTTCGAGTTGACTACCAACCGACCGCCACCTTATTCAGTTCTCTCTTACACCTATAGTATGGTGCATTTTGTTTTTTCTCGCCACGCAAGGGTACCGCCCCGTCCCCCCCCACCGGGGCCGCCCCCGCCATAAAATAGGCTTCTCTCGGCGCGGCGGGAAAAAAACACACCGGAGCACATGACGCTCAGGAGGAGCCCTCAGCAGGTGCAAAGCGCTTGCCAAGTCACGCATGGCCGGCTATACTCAGGACAGGGGGAAGATATGTGCTTTCGCTGCCGATGGTGGTGGATTGGCATGGTGGCGGCGCTACTGGCCTTGACCTGGTGTGCGTTCTAGTAAGGAGGCAGTATGCAGATCCTGCTGGTAGTGGCAGCATCTATTTTCCTTGGCGGGTGCTTTGGGAACGCGGCCATGCTGGAGGCGATGAAGGACAACAACGCCACCATCTGCGCCAAGGTGGTCACGCTGTGGGGCGGAGCTACCTACTTGCAGTCGAACCCAGAGTTTGGGACGGTGACATGTGATGGGATGACGGTCAGCTATGGCAACCCGCTTGGCGTCGCCGGGGCGGTCAATGTACCACTGGCCATCACACCGAACATCACCTTCGGGGCGCCGACTCTCAAGTAAGGAGGACGTGAGATGCCCGGGTTCATCAACCTGTTCGTGGTGATCGTGATCGTGCTGGGTGTTGTGGGCCTCGCCTGGTGGCTCTTGATGAAACTCCAACTGAAGGAGGAGATCAAGACCGTCATCAACGTCATCGGGATTCTTGGGTTGGTGATCTGGTTACTCATATGGGTGCTCCCGAGACTCTTGGCGTTGGTGGGAGTCCGTTGATGTGGTGGTGGGTGAGTGTCCTGGTTTGGCTCACCTGGCTTTGCACGGAGTAACCAATGGGATGGAACTGGCCGTGGAACAGGGGACCGACTCTGGCGTCCGTCGACAAGAAGATGGACGCCCTCATCGCGCTGGTCAAAACCAATCACAAAGAGGGGATGGCGAAGATGGCGACTTTCGACGAACGCATTAGCTCGATGGAGACGAAGACAGCAGCGGCCCTGGTGCGCATCGACGAAGACGTGGTCTCCTGGACGGAAGAGATCGCAGCCCTCAAGGCGCTGATCGCGCAGGGGCAGACGTTGACCCCGGAGCAGGAAGCGCGAATGGATGCCCTCGAAGCCGTCATCGACGGAATCGACCCGCGCAAGCCGGACGTGGTGCCCGGGCCCTAACGGAGGTCACGGTGGGTTGGTCCCAGCAGCAGTGGATGTCATACCGAAGGGGGACTGATGGACGAGGAACGCTCAAGCCTGCGTCGACTGATGAACTCCATGAGATTGCACGGCGCATCCTTGTCGGTCAGAAGCCACATGGTATCGCTCGTGGGATGCGTATTTCAATCCCACGTCTCAAGCGTGTCCTTGAGGACGAACGCTTCCGGGCGATCCTCGCGGCGTCGAGGGGGGTGCTACAAGCGCAGATGGAGAACATCGGTGAAAGACTCGATGGTCTCCTCCCCCTCGCCGTCGACACCTACGAAGAGGCCCTCACTGATGGTCCACTTAAGCTACGCGTGGCGACCGCTTCCGATGTGCTTGATCGACGCGGATTTCCCAAGCAGAGCCGAGTGATCAATGACGGACCTCCAATCCCCGCCCTCCCTCAAGGAGCAGTTGTCCAGTTGCTTGCCATCATTGGGGAAATCCGGGGACGACCTCGAGTCCCTATCGCCGGAGCAGACCGAGGAATTGAAGCAGGAGCTGAGGACTCTCTGCCTGGAGAACTTGTACTTCCTCGCCAAGGCGGTGTTGAACTACAAGGACCTCCAGCCCTCCCCGCATATGGAGGTGACGGAGATCCTCCAGAGGAGGACATGCGAGAAGCATCCAGAGCTCTGCCAGAACAAGATGATCGTGCTGCCTCGTGGCCACCTCAAGACGACGATCTGCACGAAATCCTATCCAATCTGGAGATACCTGCGGAACCGGGAGATCCGGATGCTTATCTGCAACGAGACGGCGACGAATGCGGAGATGTTCCTGAGGGAGATCAAGGGGCACTTCGAGAGGAACGAATTGTTTCGATGGCTCTTCCCGGAGTGCCTCCCCTCCAAGGAAGCGAAGTGGACGGACAACGAGATCACTCTCCCCCGGGAGGGGAACTACTCGGAAGGGACGATCCAGACCATTGGTGTTGGGGGAGCCGTCGTCAGTCGCCATTACGACCTGATAATCTTTGATGACCTGGTTGGCCTCGAAGCTTCGTTGAACACGGAGCTGATGACGAAGATCGTTGATTGGTACAAGTACGCAACCGGCCTTCTGGTTTCACCTGGCGAAAGCGAGATGCTGATCGTCGGAACCCGGTGGGCGTACGCAGACCTGGTCTCCCACATCCTCGAGGAGGAGCCGGACTACGACAGCGTGGTCCGGAGTTGCAAGGAGAACGGAGTACCGATTTGGCCAGAGCGCTTCCCGGAACGTGTTTTGCTTGCGATCCTCGATCGGCAGGGTCCTCGGATCTTCAGTACTCAGTACATGAACGATCCGACGCAGGAGAACCCCGCGAGCTTCGAGAAAGAGTGGATTCGCCATTACAGCGTTGTGCCTGTCGGATTGAACATCGTGACTGTCATCGACCCCGCCATTGGGAAGACAGCACAGGCGGACTTCACTTCCATCCTGACCTTGGGGATGGACTGGGAGCGGATGATCTACTTGCTGGATTTGACTGCGGATCGCATCGGCGTTGACGAGATGATGGATGAGATCGTCCGTCACTACGGGACCTGGCGTTCAAAGAGGCTAGGCATTGAGACGATCTTCTTTCAGAAGGTGTTGATGTGGCCGCTTCGAGAAGCGATGCGCCGGCACAAGATGACGATGAATGTGGAAGAGTTTTCAAACCTCGGTGCCAAGTCCAAAGTCGCCCGCATTGCGGCGACGCATCCTTACTTCGCACGTGGCCATGTGTTTGCGCCAGCGAACGAGAGTGGTTGGGGCAGGTTCTACAAAGAGTTCAAGGAGTTCCCCGCCGGTGCCCACGACGACGTGCTTGACACCGTAGCGATGGGGATACAGCTTCTCACTCCTCCTGACAAGCTTGAGAGTCCTGCCAAGGACCCGCTGAGCTACGAGGCGATCAAGGAGGACATTGAGAAGATTGCCAGAGGTCGAGCGGGAGAGGGGGTGTGGGCATGGCACAAGGAGGTGAGGGTGTAATGCCTTCGAAGAGCAAGGCGCAGCAGAAAGCGTTCGGTCTCGCGAGGAGCGTGCAGAAAGGACAGCGGGGACCAAGCACCGTTGGTAAGGTGATCCAGCACATGTCCAAGCTTCCAGTCCCAACGGTGAAGGAGTTCGCGGAGACTCCCGGGGAGAGCCTTCCTTCGCGGGTGAGTCCTCGGAAAGGGAAGGCGGCGTTCAAGACGAAGTTCAAGGGGAAGTGAGTGCAACTCGTTGACAACAGGAGGAACTTCGATGGGGATGCACAGCACGGGGGCGGGGAGTTCGGTCAAGAGCCCAAAGGACTCGGAGTCCAAGACTGGCGTGCCCAAGCCAGTGTCCGAGACCCTTCCTGCGGGTGCGTCGAAGACGGGTGTGAAGAAGGAGTAGCATGAAGCTGCTCACGTTCCATTGTCCCTTCGGGGATCACACTCACTCTGGGGAGGAGGAGGAGGTTATCACAGACGTCCTTGGCTGCCAACGGGACGCGCTGAGCTACCTCCCCCTCCCCGCTGACGCTTGCTTTACACGAGAGCAATTGGCTGGTGCCATCGACCAGGAGCAAAAGGCATGGCGACGAAGCGAGACAATAGCTATACGTCTTGGCAGGCTGAGCTAGATCTGGCGAAGACGTACCAAGGCCAGTTCGGCCGCCTCGACCGGTGGACGAAGATCCGGGAGTACTACCTCAATCGCTACCCAGCGGAGGTGGTGTCCGTTAACTTGCTCTTCGCTATCGGGCGAGCGATGGTCCCGCAGCTTTACTTCAAGGCACCGACCTTGCTTGTGAAGCCCCGGCCAACTCGCAACGTTGCCCGCATACAGGATCGACGAAGGCAAGCACGTACTCTTCAATCCGTTGACGAATGGCTCATCCCTCACATCGGTTTCAAAGGCCAGCTCAAGCTGATGATCCTCGACTCCTACCGCATCAACATTGGCGTTGGGAAGATCGGCTATCATTCCATCGGATCAGAGGTTCCAGCCAAAGGCGAGGCGCAGGATGCCCAGACCACGGAGCAAGAAATCGCGGCGATCAAGGATTTGTTTGGCCAGCAGGAAGCGACGAGTGCGGAGGAAGAGCTGAACGAGCTGAACAAAACCATGCAGCACAACTATCATGATCTTATCCGTCCTGATACTCCTTGGTTCCTCCGTGTCCCTCCAGAGGACCTACTCGTACCTTGGGGGACTCGCGACATCTACTCCGCCCCTTGGTGTGCGTTCCGCGTGATCCGTCCCTTCGAAGACGTCAAGGCGGACGACCTCTATACCGTGGGTGATGATATTACCGCGAACTCTGCGGGGGGCCGCAGTGAGATCGTTGGGGTATCCCGGGCAGGGGTTGTCCGCCCTCTCCGCAAGCGGGACTTCCTTGCCAGCGGCGCTTCGAAGATCGAGTTCCTGGAGTTCTACGAGGTGTGGGACAAGCGAAGCGGACGGGTGTTCGCGCTGTGCGATGACCAGGGTTCAAGCTTCCTTCGCAATGAGAAGCACAACCTTGGCACGCGTGGTTTGCCAGTATCGATCTTGCAGTTCAACCCCGATGGCGATGACTTCTGGGGAGCGAGCGACGCTGAGCAAATCCTCACGCAGGTGGTTGAGTATAACGAAGCCCGGACGCAGGAATCCATCCATCGCAGGTTGTCCAACGTCAAGATGGTTGTCGACAAGAACAAGATTGACGAAGGCCAGCGCCGGCGCATGGCAGGGCCCATGCCAGGTCCCGTCGTTGAGTCTGACGGAGATCCAAACACAGCTGTCGCCTTCGTGACTCCCCCCACCAACCGGGAGCTGTATAACGTCAGCGAAACCATCCGCGATGACATCCGCGAGGTGATTGGCTTCAGTCGCAACCAGGTTGGGGAGTTTGAAGTCAGTCGACGAACAGCGACTGAGGCGAACATCGTTCAGCAGAATCTCATGCTTCGGTCTGACGAACGACGAGACCAGGTGGCGGATTGCATCGCCGAGGTGTTCCAGGACAAGATCCATCCCATCATCTTCGTGCAGTGGACACAGCCCCGGGTCGTTGAGGTGACTGGTGAGGAGGACTGGCGGGAGTACACTGGCCCCGAGTTGCAGGGGGACTATGACGTGTCCGTCGTTCCTGACTCAACTCTCCCTCTGAACAAGCAAGCGATGAAGCAAGATGCGCAATTGATTTTCACCGCGATGCGCAATGACCCTCGCGTGAAGCAGGACATCCTCTACAATTGGTTCCTCGACCAGTTCGATGGGATTCCGATTGAGGAGCTGCTCCGCACGGAAGAAGAGATGATGCAGCAGGCCCAGCAAGCCATGGCGACGCAAGACGCTGTGGAAGCCAAGGACTTCGCGACCAACGTTGTGCAGATGCGTGGCCGTGGCAAGAAGGCCGCTGGCGGTGGTGGAGGAGCTAGCAATGCCCCGGT